CAAGCGTAATAAATAAGAGCGGTGTCCTGACGTTGTATATACTAACAGATGATGGTACCCTATTAAAGAAGAGCGAAGATGAATCAAGATGGACAGAAGTCGATAGTTTTCCTGGACATAGAGACAAACTCCCAGTTGAGCCAGATCCACCTATGCGTGACAAAGGAACTAAGAAGCGGAGAAGTTAGATGTCATCACAAGGCAGACACTTTATTAAAAATGTTAGAGGCACAACCACAAGTAGTAGCGCACAACGGAATCAACTTCGACTTCCCAATCTTGAACAGGCTATGGAATACGAAGATAACTCCGTCGATGTGCATAGACACCCTAGTCATGTCAAGGCTGATGAGTCCAAACCGAGAAAACGGACACAGCCTAGAAAGCTGGGGCAACAGACTAGGAAGGAAGAAGATAGACTACAAGAGGGTATGGCACAGGATCAACAAACTCTCTTTTGACAAGAAGAGCACTCTACCGTTTGACCAGCCACACATGGGTTTGCTTGAGAAGTATTGCAGGCGTGATGTAGAAGTACTGGAGTTAACTTATTTTGAACTTTTAAAGGAGAAGGACAACTATGGTTTCTCGGAAAAGAGTATCGAACTCGAACACAAAGTCGCAGCCATCATATATAAGCAAGAGCGAAACGGTTTTAAATTCGATTTGCCAAAAGCTATGGTACTTCTGGCAGGACTTAAAGATAAAATGGGCACAATTGAGGCATCCCTACAGTTCATCTTTCCTCCAATCACAACCGAGCGTTATTCAGAGAAAACTGGAAAGAAACTCAAGGACGATATCGAGGTCTTCAACCCCGGCTCGAGGCAGCAAATCGCCAAGCGCCTCCAAGAGAAAGGTTGGAAGCCGACCAAGCACACCGAAAAAGGTCAAGTGATTGTCGATGAATCAACTCTTGCAAATGTTGATATTCCAGAGGCCCAAGCAATCGCAGAATACCTTTTGCTTCAGAAACGGGTGGCTATGGTTGAGTCGTGGATTGAGAATACGACAGACGACCACAGGATTCACGGTAAAGTCATCACCAACGGAGCAGTCACGGGAAGAATGACACACCACAGCCCTAACATGGCTCAGGTGCCTTCGGTGGGTTCTCCCTATGGTGAGGACTGCCGTGGCCTCTTCACCGTGCCAAAGGGCTATAAACTGGTTGGTGCTGATGCAAGCGGGTTAGAATTGCGTATGTTGGCTCACTACATGAAGGATCAGGATTATGTTAAAACGGTCACGGAAGGCTCGCAGGATTTGGGAACTGATGTACATACCAAGAACCAGCAAGCTGCGGGGTTATCTACAAGGGCGCAAGCCAAAACGTTTATCTATGCATTCCTCTATGGCGCAGAGGCTACCAAAATCGGGTCGATTGTTGGTGGTTCAGCCAAGGAAGGGCAAAGGCTCATCGATTCTTTTCTTAGGAACACGCCAGCTTTGCAGGCTCTTCGCAGCACGGTTGACAAACTCTCCTATAAAGGGCACCTACCGGGTCTTGATGGACGTAGGCTATTCATTCGCTCCGAACACGCAGCCCTCAACACCCTTTTACAAGGTGCTGGTGCGATAGTGATGAAGCAGGCTCTGGTGTTCTTAGATGAGAGTATCCGCAGGAGTAACCTAGATGCCAAGTTTGTGGTCAATGTGCATGACGAGTTCCAGTTAGAAGTCAAGGAAGAACACGCACAAAGAGTAGGGTTTTTAGCAGTAGAGAGCATCAGAAAAGCAGGCAGGACCCTTAAACTACGCTGCCCCCTGGACGGCGAATACAAGATTGGAGATAATTGGTGTCAAACGCACTAGACGACTTTAAAGACCTTGGAGATCCAGAGTCAGCGATGATGATAGCGGTCATTGATGGGGCTATCCATATAGCCTATAGTAAAGATTTAACAGATAAATATGAAGAAATGCTTGACATACTAGAAACTGCCTGTATAATTATTTATGAAGCAGCAGAACCGAAGTCTAACAAAATTACTCACTAACCTAAAAGGAGAATTATATGAGTGATGCAAAGCCGGTTACAGTTAAAGCCACAGTTATGTGGTGTAACCATAATAAGATCAACGAGATGTCTGAGAAGTATCAGCTTGAGTTGACTAACCTTAGTGACAATGCAGTCAAGGCTCTTGAAGGTATTGGCCTGGAAGTACGCAAGCGTGAAGACAAGCCAGAGAAAGGCTTCTACATTACTTGCAAGTCTGTGCGTCAGATGGACAAGATTTTTGATAAGACAGGCGCTAGTTTGATCGATGTAGCCATCGGTAACGGCTCTTCAGGCACTGCTGTTGTCGGTACCTACGAGTGGGCTTTCAAGAACAAGAAAGGCCTGTCTGCTTCGTTAATCAAGATGACCATTGATAACCTGGTCGCCTACGATGCCGAAGACGCTCCAGTAACGGAAGAAGCCCTGTAATGATTGCTTTGGTAGACGGTGACATCGTAGCCTACACAGTAGCTGCTGGCTGTGAGGACTACGATGAGAAGACCGCCTTATCAAAGTGCTCAGAGTACTTGGAAGACTTAGTCTTTATACACGCTGACTGTTCTGATGCCGAAGGCTTTATTACCGGCTATGAGAACTTCCGTATCAGCATTGCAAAGACTAAGCCCTACAAGGGAACTAGGACACAGGACAAGCCAAAGCATTTAAACCTGCTTAGGGATTATCTGACTTCGGCTTGGGGGTTTTCTGTGGAGCAATATCAAGAAGCTGATGATGCCCTTGGTATTGCTGCCTATTCTATGGAACCTGAAGACTATATCATTTGCACGACAGACAAGGATCTGAACATGATTCGTGGCTGGCACTATAATATGCGTAAGAATGAGAAGTTTTGGGTGGATGAAGATGACACCCTGTATACTTTCTACACACAAGTCCTCACTGGGGACCGTGTTGACAATATACCGGGATTGCATGGAATAGGCCCTAAGAAGGCTGAGAAGATACTAAAGGGCTGTAAGACTGAAGACCAACTCTATGAGGCAGTATTGAAGGCTTATGACAACAATGAGGAATACTTATGCGAACAGGCGCAGTTACTATGGATACGAAGAAAGCCAAATCAACTTTGGAGAAAGCCCCGATAATCTATATCGAGTGGGTGGATGCCGTAGCTGATGTCGAATGGCAAGAGAATGTCAAACCAGAAATCCATGCGTGTAAAAGCATCGGTTGGCTTGTTGGTGAAACAGAAGAAGCCATCTGTATTGCCTGCACAGTCAGCATGGAAAGCAGTAATGCCCGGATGCACATACCAAAGGCTTGGGTTAAAAACAGAAAGGAAATCAGCTTTGAAGCCATCGTCAGCGAAAGCAAAAGGGCGAGTCCTGCAACAAGCCGTAAGGGACCTAATCCTAGCAAAGTTCAATCTAGAGCAAGATGATGTCCGTTCAGTTAGTATGGGCGCAACGGGGGAGGATCTGCTACTCAGTCCAGCAGCCAGACGGCAGTTGCCAATTAGTCTGGAATGCAAGTCCAGAGCAAGTATCTCTGTTTACGGATTCTATGAACAAGCAAAAGCAAATGCAGGAGGATACGAACCAGTTGTCGTTGTCAAGCAAAACAGAGATAAGCCCTTGGTTGTGGTAGATTGTGTTTACTTTTTTGAACTATTAAGGAGAGCCAGCAATGAGTAGTTTTAGATTTATCTATGAAGGCGGTGACTTTGAAGATGAGGGCAACAGCCCATTTCCATCAAAGACAACGATAGAATCATTCCATGAGTTCGCTGATGACCAGACATGGGAAACCATTCTGTGGCAGTTCTGTAAGTTCCTTGAGCACACCGGCTTTGAAGGTGTACGAAAGCGGGTAGTCATTGAAGGCCTGCGCCATGAGTGCCTCTTCCAAGACTTCTTCAACAGGGAAGTTACCATGACTGACACACTAGAGGACTACATCGAAGCACTAAACAAGGACGACCAATGAAACTACTGATGCTTGATATCGAAACAAGCCCCAATACTGCACACATTTGGGGCCTTCGTGACCAGTACATCAGCCCAGACCATCTGTTAGAGTCATCCTATGTTCTGTGTTGGGCTGCTAAGTGGTACGGCTCTAAAGAGGTGATGTTCTCTTCAGTGCAAGATACAAAGCCTAAGTTCATGCTTCGTAAGATACATGACCTGATCTCTGAAGCCGATGCAGTATGCCACTACAACGGTACTCGCTTTGACATTCCTGTGCTGAACAAGGAGTTCCTGCTGCACCATCTGGCACCGCCTGCTCCGTATAAGCAGATTGACTTGCTAAAGGTAGTTCGCAAAGAGTTTCGTTTTGCAAGCAATAAGCTAGACCACATCGCACAGAGGCTCGACCTTGGCAAGAAGGCATCACATGAGGGCTATCAACTCTGGGTTAAGTGTATGAACAAAGACCCTGATGCCTGGAAAGTGATGGAGAAGTACAACAAACAAGACGTTATCTTATTGGAGAAAGTCTATGAGCGTCTGCTCCCTTGGCTTGGTAGAAACCATCCTAATCGTAACCTGTATAATTCCACTGGATGCCCCACCTGCGGAAGTGCCAAACTACAAAAGAGAGGTTTCAGTTATACGACCACAGGAACCTTCCAAAGATTCCAGTGTACCCACTGTGGAACTTGGTCAAAGTCAACCAAAGCCGTAAAGGAACACGCTCATGTCACAGCAGCTTGAAACATTAGCGGATTACATCAAGGCTAGGCAGATTGGTGGAAGTCATTACAAGACACAGATCCAGCCTTGGGATGTCTTCCTTGATTGGGAGATGGACCCTTGGCTGTGTAATGTGATTAAGTATGTGCAGCGTCATGCTAAGAAGAACGGCAAAGAGGACCTTGAGAAGGCAAAGCACTATCTGGAGTACGCTATCGAGAACTACGACAAGATAAAGGCTGTGTATTACAAATGAGTCAGCGTGATCTTGATAGGGCCTATGGTCTACTAAAAGAGGCTCAGTGGAGTAAGGGCTTTAACCTGTATGAGTGCCGTGAGATTCGCAAGGTTAAGTTTGCCCTTGGAATGAAGACACCGCTGTCTAGGTCCATCATCTGGGAACCAGGGTATGATGTTAGAGATAGACACCTGATAGTCACTAACGAGCAAGGCGTTGGCGACACAATCATGTTCTCTAGGTTCATACCGCTTCTTAAGAAGCTGCCAGTAAAGTCTGTTAGTGTCTATATGCAAAAGCCACTGATGAACCTGATAGCCTCTCTGGATGGTGTCGATGGTGTCCTAACTGATGAGAACTGCCAAGTACCGGCAATGCGGGTCAAGGTGATGTCTATACCGGCTCTGTTGCTACAGTACAATCTGTTTCCTATGGACGATGGCGGCCCCGTCTATGGCAGTGCTGGCTACTTCAAGTTTAAAGGTGTAAAGAAGACTAGCCAGATAGGGTTTTGCTGGTACAGCGACAATGATTCATGGAACGCTAGTGCCAAAGTTATTCCTAGAAACTTAGCAGAAAAGTTCTATAATCAGTTGACAAAGAAGCACAAAGTGGTATCATTACAGATTCAGCCTGACTTTATGCCAGAGCACTTGGATGGTAGAAGTTGGCTTGAAACGGCTAAGAAGATACAGTCATTGAAGGCAGTCGTAACTGTTGACACTGGTGTAGCGCACTTAGCAGGAGCACTTGGGGTAAGGACATTGAACTTGGTTGGCTCTGCATCAAAGACAGGATGGTTTTACCTGCCTACTGATACAGACAAGACTACATGGTATGACTCAGTGGAACTTATACGTTATGAACCTTATACTAACTGGGAGGCAGGGCTTGATGAAGCACTGAAAAGATTATGTCGTTGACGATTAGAGATATAATGGAGAGAATGAAGAAGTTAGACGAAATTACAATCTTGGAAGTGCTAGATATTTCTTCAGAAGAACTAATAGAGAAGTTTGCAGATAAGATAGAAGATAAATTTGATGAATTGGAGATAGACTTAGATGACACCCTATAGCACCTTCATTGCCAAAAGCCCGTACAGCCGGTTCATCCGTGACCACGACCGCCGAGAGCACTGGGGCGAGTCAGTAGACCGTTACTTTGCTTTCATGTTTGACCACCTAGACAAGAACTACAAGTGGAGTCCTAACAT